TTTTTGTTAGGAACAAATTGTAATATACGTTTTTCCCAATTTTCACCAGCATTATCTTTTTTGGATAATGTAACAATTTCTTTTTGGGATCCAAAATAATCCTTCCAATCAGATTCAGTTATTACTTTTTGTTTAATAGGAACACGACCTCTTAGTCCTTGTTTTGATCTTTCTTCTCTAAGTGCTGCTAAAGCTTTTTTGCCTAATCTTTTATTTCTTTCAAAATAAAGCACTTTTTTACCAATGTACCTTACGTCTGTTGGTTTATATCTAACTTCATAGATAAACCCATAAGTTCCTTCTGGCATATCCTTTATTGATGTTATAACCCTTCCCTGGTATACCCAGGTAGCGGTTGTTGGCATATGTGTCATATGTTATGTATCAAAATTAACTACAAAAGTAGTATCCGTTTGAAGGGATATAGGTATAGGTCTTGATAATTTGCCTACAACTACTAATTGATTAGCTTCATTATATAAACCTACTTGTGTTATATAAGGGCTAAAATAAGATCCAGTACAAAAGTCATAGTATACTTCATTTGGATTTTCCTCAAATGTAGTTGCCATTAAATTTCCTACTGCAAATGTGATAGTTACTGTATTGTTACCCCCTATTAGTGAACCAGGAAATGTTACTACATCTCCATAATTATATCCTCTACCAGCACTAGTAGCTGTTATTGTTGATATTGTACTATCAGCACCTACTACTACTGTTAGTATTAATCCTGTTCCTACACCAGATACTGTTGTTATTACTGAAGCACCTGCTCCATTACCTATAAGTGTATAAGTACCTTGTACTGGTGAAACATTTGTTATATCTGTTGATGGTAATAAAGCATTTTCAGCTAATGAAACTTCACCTGATGGTCTTAAAGATGATGGATTAGTTGTATATGAAAATTCATTATCTCTAATTACACATTTATATTGATTTTCTCTAATTGTAATTGAGGATGAGAATTGTATTGAAGATGAATTCATTTGAGAAGTCATGTTATCTTTATAACCTACTTGTGACCCTAATAATCTTAATTGACCTGGGTCATCTGGTCCTCCTGTTAATACTGCTATTCCTTGAGAATAAAATATTTGTCCTACACTATGTGTTACACTAAATCCACCTGCTGCATCTGTTTGTTGTGCTAATAAATTTCCTTCACCATCATCTTTAACTAAACTATGAGTAAAATCAGATGATGTATATTCAAATTGAAATTGTTCACATGGTATTTTTTCACCAAATAGTTTTGATGGTATTGAGATTACTGATGGTCCATTTATAGCTGTTGAAGATGAAAATTGTGCAAAATATCTTGATTGTGACAGTGATGATTGTAAAAAATTATCAAATCTAGGACCCGTAGTTATACCTACATTTCTATTATATGCTGGTGTTGCTCCTGGGATTAAACTTTGAGAAGGTAAATTATCACCTGTTGATGAAGTTAAAAAATTAGAATAATATAATTGTTTAGTACTATTAAATACTAATACTTTATCTAATACTGTGGTAAATCCTGTTGGGTTTGATCCTGATGTATAAGCACCTTGTATACCTTGATAATATTCAATCCCAACATCAGAAGCAGAAACTTGACTACTACTAAAATGAAATCGCTTATTAGCAGTGAAAGGAGTTATTACTACCTCGTTTGTATTAAATTGTTTGAATACTGCCATCCATCCTAGAAATCAAGTTTAACTCTTACAAGTAATTCTTTAGTAAAATCTTTTTCTAATGGTCTAGATAATTTAGCTACTGCTAATAATTCTTGTGACTGATTATATAGACCTACTGTTGTAATGTAAGTTGTTGGGTTATCTATGAATGAATCGAATAATATTGCTCCTGTTGAGCTTGATATAAATGATGGATTAGATGAATAATTGTATTCTTGTGATTTTGCTCTACAAAATATAAAATCAGATGATAAATCTTCTTTTGAATTTAATGTAAACCCTTTTGTAGCTGTTCCAAATTTACCTGCTACACCTAAAGCATTTACTATTTTTGCTGAGTTATCATCCCAAGAACCATTTGATCTAACTGTACCTAAAGCTATACCTCCATCTGCAGCTGCTGCATCTAAAGCTTCTCCACTTAAAATTAATAAATCTACATCTGGTAAAATCCAACCATACGATCCTGAATTAAGGGTCCATCCATTTACGTCTGTTTGGTCAGATGTTGTTCTAACTGCTCCTGCTGATCCTGAAATTATGTTATAATATCTTCCAGCGTCTGAAAATTGAGCGACTGTATTTACTTTACTATCATCAGTTAATGATAATTCATTAGCTGATCCTGATATATTTAATGTCCAGGTTCCAGGTAAAATAGCTTGCTTATATCTTGCTCTTTCAATTGGTAAACAATAAAAATAAGATGATGTTTGGCTACCAAATATAAATGAAGCATTTTCATCTCCTAATACTAAATTTCTATATGAACCATAATTTATTCTTGAAGGTGTAGTACCTACAACTAATGGGTTTAATGGTGCACTACCACTACCTACTATATCATTATAAGCAATGTCAAATTGAATTGCTGCTGTTACTCCTGTTGAAGCTGTTTGATATACTGATGTATAATATTCTTTTACAGCACTTGTTACTTGAGCTGAACTTGTTTGGAATACTTGTAATGTTGGTGTATTATCACTCCACATTGCAGCTGTTACAGAATCAGTACTTAATACTTTATCTGAGGCATCTAATGGTATATAAGCACCTCTTAAACTTGCTACTGATGTGGTTCTTGATGTTGTTTCGTCTGCCATGGTTTATTTATTTAAGATGCTGTTGTTGTTTTAGTTATTTGTAATGGAACTGACGCTCTTGCTCCTGAGTCTTGTCCTATTACTACTAGTGTAGCATATAAAACATTATTAGATCCAAATAATGTATTAACTCCTGTAGCTACAATCGTACAATTAGTACCTATTACTGTTTGAGAAGTTGCTGTACCATTTGTTATAGTTTGATTAGCATTTTGTGCTGCTAACGCTAGTGCGGCTGCTGACTTAACCCCGTTACCAAAAAATTGTGAAGTAACTCTTACATCTGAAATAGTAAATGAATATCCTGATGGCTCAAAATTAGTTCCATTTAGATAATTTAATGTTTCTGGTGTTATTGTTTCTGATGATAATTGTGGGATTTTTAATAATGGGCCAATTCCTGATCCAGCTAAAATAGGCATCTTAGCAGTTTGTCTTGGTAAAGTAACCAATTTATATTTCATCATTTGTGCTTCATCTGGGAATGCTTCTAGTAAAGGCATATTTTCAATTGCTTCACCATAAAATGCTGATCCTGAAGGATGGTTAGGGTTGTATAATGTGTAATCTACTTCATCATCAGATAAAGCAAATTGAGTTATATTAAAGGAACCATCACCTTTTGCTAGTAATTCTCTTCCTTTTTTAGTTAATATTGCATCAACTGTTATAATTTGGTTATTTAAATATCCCATTACTGTGTTATTTTAGTTATAAATATATAATTTTTTAGTTTCTATTCCAAGCTATAATAAACATTCTACATCTTACGATGAAGTATTATCATTACCTGGAAATGCGTTTTTAGCTCTTAATTGGTTGATAATATTTAAAGCATTTTCTTTTTGTTGTAATGTTAAATCATTAGGTATAAGATACCCACCACCTGATTGTGTTCTTGTTCCTTTTGATCCAGATGGTGGTTGTACACCTCTAGCTATTACTCTATTATCTTGTTCTACTTCTCTTCTTACTGTAAATTTAGTGATTGCCCCACTATCTAACCCATTTAATGCTACTAATGGATCAGGAGTTACTTTTAAAAATGTAGGTGCTACAAATTCTATACCTCCTTCAGGTTGTTCATTATATCTTTCTGTACCACCATTCCAACATTGTTTATCTACTTTAAATCTAAACCCATTATTTGGACCACTTGTTCCTGTTTGAACATTTGCTCCTTGTAAAGTTAATATTACACTACCAAAAACATTACTAAATTGAGAATTTAATGAATCTTCAGTTAATGTAATAGTATCACCAGCAACATAACCTGAGGATGCGCCTGCTGTTAAGAAACCACCAGTTATTGTATTAACAAATTTTGAAGTTAAAGTTGTTGTTAATGTTACGGATCCACTTACACCTGCTCCACTTGTTTGAAATGCATCATCATTTGGATTTGCCGCATTAAAAGGAAAAGTTGCAGGTCCTGCTACAGTTGAAGTTCTTGATCCAGGAGGTGTTATTGATGAATTATTAATAAATGACCCGTTTACTAATGTTCCTTGTGATCCTGAGTATCTATAATTTTGTACTTCTAGTACTGTAAATTCTTGGTTAAATGATAATGATTGAGATGGTTTATTATTTTCAACAAATATTTCTCTTAAACCTTCTGCTCTAATTATATCACCTCTATTTATTAAGAATGGTTCTTGATAATCAGCATAATTACCACAATTAGAACCTGTTGGGTACCATGAATAATAATTATCTTTATCTCTTGGATCTAAACCATCTTTAACCCATATCGTAGATGATGATTCTGGTGTTAAACATGTGGGATCTTGTCTTGTAGATCCACTTTCTACTAACTTGTTGTAAGTGTGGAATAATGCTAATTGTGGACCAGATAATTCTAACCTATAAGGTGGTGGAATTGTTGGCTCATTTGTAGATTGTGATGTTGCAAATGGTAAGAATGATTCTGATATATTTGCTACGTAATAATTACTACCACTTAATAAGAATCCATTACTTTGTGTAGGTACAGTAGCTGTTACTGTAATATTACTAGCTGTTACCATTTGAATTGTACCTACATCATCTAAAGGTACTACAGATTGTGAAAGAGGTACACCTGCTTGTTGATATTGATATGTTTGAGATTCAGCTGCAAAATTTCTAGCATTTGAATTTATGGTTTTAAATACAGTAGCTGAGTTTAATATTTTAAAAGGACCAGCTCCTATTGTACCATATTGAATATTGTTAAATGTTAAATCATCAAATGTAAATTGCATTAATCTACTTGGTTCAAATACACTTGATACTGATTTTTTATTTTCATTATCACCATTAATGTCAATTGAATTAGGAGTAATTTCACTACCACTAATAGAATCCATTGGTATTTCAATTAATGAATCAATATTAAACTGCATTGCTTGGTAATAACTTGTTGGTGAAAATGATGATTGGAAATGAGCTATATATTGTGGGTTCTTATTAATACAAGATGTTTGTCCATATGATAAGTCACCAGTATAACTACCAGTTGCCCCATCAAGGAATTCAATAGCAACACTTGAAGAATAACCATATCCTATATTATAAGGAGCTGTTGGTTGTGCTTGAATAGGTCCTACTGTTCCTGAAGGTGTAAAGAAGTTATAATCTAAACTTTTTAATTTACTACCTCTATATCTAGGTAAAGTATATGATTGTTGTGTATAATTACTATCCTCTAAAGTTGCTGGATTAGGTGCACTAGCTGATACACTTTGATTTTCATAAGACCAAGTAACTAAATTATTAAATTCAGTTGGTTGAGTTTGTGATTGATCGTAAGTTAAAGCATATCTAAAACTACTTGATCTTTGTGGCATTATAAAATTATTTAATGGATTATAATCTGAATTATCAAATAATATACTTTGAGTATTTAATACTTGCCATTGATCTTGTTGTAGTGGATTTAAATAAATTGGAGCTACTTGATCATTAAAGAAATCACCTTGACCTTCAACTTTAAAATTAGATAGTGTAGCAGTAGTATTTTGAGAAGTTATAAAATTAACAGACATATATGCTCGTATATCATCATCAAATTGATATGCTCTAAATGATTGTGAGTAAGCTTTATTACCTGTAATTGATGTTACTACAGCTCCTGCTGCACCTATTGTTAATGCACATCCTTTATTTACTCCATCATCTATAATATTTACTGATCCTGGGTCTTCTTTTGAATATCCTGATCCTCCATCAACTATTGTAATACTTGAAGGAGCACCACTTCCATCAACCGAACCAATATTTACTCTTAACCCTGATCCTTCAGCTGCTGTACCAGTAAATGGTTGTATTTCTTGTCCTACTGAAGCACTAATAAATGTAGCTGGTATTGTATCTTTAACCCCTGTAGTGTAACCAAGTCCTCCACCTTGTCCCGAGAAGGAATCTACTTGACCTTTTACATTTCCAAATCCAATTCCATTTTCACTAAAGTAACCCCCAGTTGGAGATTCATTAAATGCAGATATTCCTACATTTCCTGGTGATGTTTTTGCAGTTACATTTAAGTCATAAGTCATTAAATATTCTTGACCTGGTATTAATGATCTACTTACTAAGAATGATACAGTTGAAGAATCAGTTGATCCAGCTGTACTTGTAAATCCAGTAGCCGTTTGACTAGATAATGTTGTAACTCCTGATGAACCACCACCAACACCCTCAGATGCTGATATATAAGCTGCAGAAAGGTCTACAACTGGTAGTAAAGATTGAAATGCAGCTGATCCTGTTGAATTCTTAGAAACTCTAGCATATGGGTTATAAGGGCTTACGTATGATGATGAGTATGTAAATGTATTAAAATTACTACCACTTAATTCTCCATTATAAAATTGTTCTTCATTATCAATAAATGATGATGTAATTGTACCTAATGTTGTTACTTCATTTGCAAAGTAACCCTGTTGTGACATTGGTAAATTAATTGATGCAGAATTAAGTAATGGTGTTCCATCATATAAATTAAATATATCTTTACTATTACCAAATGATAATACTGCTTGAGTTCCATCATTTGTTATTACTGTAGCAGAATCTGGGTTGAAAAATAATCTTAATCTTTCACCGGGGTGCATTTCAGCATATACAATTTGGGTTTGAAATCTATCTGTGTATAATAATTGACCTGCAGGATTAGTAGCTGTTTGTCTATCTGCAGCTTCATAAATTAATCCTCTTTTATCTGAGTATATTTTAATTGTAAAATCACCAGGTGTATTACCCACAGTATATGCTGGGTTCCAATATAAAGGAGTTCTTATTGATTTATTAACTGTAAAGAATGGACCTTGTGTTACATCTCCTGATGTTGTATTATCACCTAAATCAACTACAACACCAGTATTAGCTGCATCTGGTTGGAGGAAATCACCAAATCTATATAAGAAATTATTTTCTTTAGAAGCAGCATAAGAAACATTAGATGTAGGACCATCCGCTTGAAATATAATTGAGCCTGTTTCTAAAGTATTATATTGATTGTAAGGACCACCTGCACCACCTTCAATACCAACTATTACAGATTGTGAGTAAATTGATCCTGATAACATTAAATTTTTATATGTTAAAGGAACGTTAGTTGTAGCGTAGGACTGTGTAGTCACTATGTCCATTTGCGGTTCTCGGTACCTATTACGTTCTAGTAAGTTTTGTTTAATTACAATACCTGTAGACACACTTGTACGAGCAGGTACATAGTTCTTAATCGCTTTAAATAATGAATCATCAAAATATTTTATTAATCTTATGTAATCATAAGGATCACTACCTATATATTTTCTAAAATAATCATCTGCAATTTTTCTTAAACCTGGGTAAATATCATCTGATGATGATCTAAACCTAGGATCTGCTATAACTTCTTGTATAGCACCATAACCTAATGATTGTATAATATCATCATCAATTTCTGATGTTGGTGAAAATGCTACTTCTAATGTATTAATATTTTCGGTATAACTTTGACTTATAAATGGATCTTTTTGTATACTTACTTGATTTGATAATACATTACCAAAATTTAAATTGCTTGTAGCTTGTATTTTATTTGATATTCTGTTTCTAATTCCAACAGCTGGTTGGTCTAAGAAATATGTTTCTGTATTAGGTTCACTAAATGTTCTTACAGCAGTATTTTGATATTGTATCCAAGAATATCTGTCGTAAGTATCTGTTGCTGTATCAATAAATGAAGCTGTTATATACTCAGGTGCAGATGCTGTAACTGCTGGGTGTGAAGAAGTTAAGAATGTAGTTACATTAGATGATGTTACACCTTGTGATGCTGTAAAGAAATTTGTTAATTCATTACCTAATGGGGCTCTAAAGTTTACTATATCAAATGATGACTCTGATCCTGTTATAAAGTTACCTTCAATTGATTCAGGATTCATAACGAAATCATTAAATACAGACTCACTTATATCATGTGAATAATATCTAAATTCTTGGAAGGATCCTGAAAATATTTTTCCTGGTTCTTGTGCTAAGAAATTATTAGTTCCTATACCTGCTATTTCAACACCTGTTAAAGCACCTCCTATATGAACACCATCTGGAACTGCAACAGTTCCAAACATGTTCCATGCTTTATTAACTGATGATGAAATATAAGTACCATATACCCCTGATCCATATAAACCAGATCCATAAAGGGCTCCACTTCCTGCTCCACCACCTGTTGATATACTAGCTGATCCTTCAAATCCTATACTATTACCATCATTACCATCATATATTTTATTTTTAGCAAATAATGTGTAGTTGGTTGCTCGACCATTATCTCCATTAGCTAAATCTGCTGCAGTTAATACTATTGCAGCTGCATCAGATGTAGCATTAATATCACTTGCTTGTAATGTTATAGTTATAGCTTCTGAGTTAGCTGATATTGCAGCTGAAGGAACAGATACATTTACTGCTGAGTTTCCTACAACTGCATTATTTGGTATTTGGAATACACAATTTCCTGCATATCCAAATCCTGGCATAAGTACTTCAACTGAAGCTGGTAGTGTATTTACTACATCAACTGTAAATCTAATTGATAAATTATCTCCATCTGTACCTGCTGTTTGGGTTAAAGTTCCACCTGATGTATTTTCATAAGTATAAGTTCCAACTGGGAATAATGTACCCGCACCTGCGTATGATAATGGAGTTTCTAAAGGACCAATTACTGTTCCTCCTCCTAAATCACCTGCTGCAATTGATACTTGGTTACCAGTTGCATAACCCGAACCTATAGTATCTACTGTAATACTAGTAATTCCACCTTGATCATTTGTTACTACGTTAACATCACCTCCGGCACCTGTTCCTGTTACTGTTGTTAAAGTAACTGATGGATAATTACCTCCACCATTTGGACCTGGGAATCCTGCTGTAGTATAAGTTCCTGAAGGGGAAGTAATTGAACCTACTGCAATTGTGCCTGCTAATGTTTGTGATCCTAAAGCACCTGCTGCTATATTTAATTGATTTCCAACAGCATATCCTGTTCCTGTTTTTGTTAATGTTATTTCTGTAATAGCAATTGGATCTGGAGTACCTGAACCTGATTGAGCACAAACTATGTCTGCAACTGCTCCTGTTCCAGAACCCCCAGTTAAAGAAACATTAGTATAAGTACCAGCAGTACAATCTGTTGGATTAGCATTTGCTCCTACTCCTGAATTTAAAGTAGCTAGTAAAGAATTAAATCCTGAACTTAACCCTACAGCATTAGGATGTTGATCTCTTTGTACTAATACTGACCACCAACCACCATCAAAGAATGGTAGATAAATATCTTCTGATATAGCAGTTCCCCCATCATCTGCTGATCCAGACATTATTAAATTCATTACCCCATATTCATAATAATCACTATTACCTGATCCTGAATACGACCCTGATTGTGAACCTGTCCAAAATAAATTTACTGTCCAATCAAAATTATCATCTGCTGTACCATCTGATTTTTTAGCTATTAATGATTGGCTATAATAATTTCCATCAAAAGATGATGATGGGTGTCCTGTTGTTTTAAATCTAAACCCAACTCCATCTGGTACAATAAATGAACTAGATTCTGCAATGTAATTTCTATTTAAAGGTAACCATGGTACTACTATTGATGAACTTGCATTATAAGAATCAGCTACAGGTTTATAGGCGTAACTATATCTATTATACCATAAATCATAATCATCAGTTTGATCTTTATTTTTACCTCCAAATTCATTTATTCTTAATATTGTACTTGGTACTCCCCAAATATTAATTAATTGTCTTAATCCAGCTACTGTACCTTTTTTCTTAACAAGATAAGCCATATTATGATAAAGACGTTTATATATTTCATTACTTACTTTATCAATTGGATAAGGGAAACCTGCTGTTAATAATTGTTGTACATAATCTTGTACAGAATAATCATACTGCCAATAATTAGCTATTTGACCATTATTGATAGCAATATATTGTGTAATTAATTCACTTCCTGTTGATGGAACATATACCCCATTATCTTCACCTGTTAAACCTATAAAATTATCTTGATTATTATAATTATTTCCATATCCAGCATATCCTAAAGATGTAATAACATCATCAGCTAATGATAAAGGAACTCCTTTATCTAATTCGTTTGTTGTATTTAATTTTTCTGTTATTGCTTTTGTATACATCCATAACTCATCAAATGATTGACCAGTCATATTTACAAAATCTATATAATTATCATTATTACTTTGTTCTTTAATAAATTCAGGAATAGTAAACCATAACCAATTTTGATTATCATAATCATATAAAGAAGCTGATAGTATTGCTCCACCATAATATTGATTGTTTTCTACATCACTACCTAACCATCTTAGTACCTCTGCTGAGCTTGTAGATAATAATTCTAAAGGAAATGATGATCCTGTTTTTGGGTAAGCATCCGAACCTGTATTATAATATTGATAGTATTCAAACCCATCAAAATTAGAAATTTCATCTTCTATTTTAGTATATAAAGAAGCTATACTAGATGATATTTGTGTTACACCTGAATTTGAAGATGTAGTATTACTTAAAGAAGTTATGTCAGCTTCATAAGCTTGTATATTACCTACTTTTTCATAAAAATTATTTACTCTTGATTTTGCAGAAGAAAAATTAACAAATTCATTAAAAGATGCTGTAGAGTAATTTGGCGTTAAAACAATTCCATCTTGTTTTAATCTATTTAATAATTGATCTTTTGAACCCGAAGATTCTGTACCTAATAATTCATTTTTATTTTTATAAGTAGTTGAATTATTTATAAAATCTTTTATTTTTAAGTTTGTATTAGGTCCTTTTAATTGTATTAAATCATCTAAATTACCTAAATCTTCTATATATTCAACTTGAAATGCTTTAGTTTCTGCTGTTTTAGTAACAATATATAATTCATCTAATAATTGGTATTTTATAGGGAGTGGATCATATAATTTAATTAAAATTGAATATTGTTGGTCTTCTGTTCCTGGTGTTGGAACTGATAATTGAGTGTTAACCCCTATGTGGTATTCATTTTGACCAAATGAAATATAAAACTCATCAAAAAATTGAGCTTGTTCTAATTTTCTAGATAATGATAAATAACCACTTTGAATTTGATTATTATTTTGATAGTTTGTTTTTAATCTTATTTCAGTTCTATCTGATGATATTTCTGCTAAATAAAAAGGATTATCAATAGAGGAGCTTAATTCTAAGTTAACAAAATTATAAACCCCATATAATTTACCTGTTGTATAACCAGCATTATAAACATCTTCTTCTGGGGATATTGCTACTATATCAGTAGTCGACTGAAATTTTGTAGTACTATTTCTTTCAGAAGTATAATTATTATTTCTTTCGTATAAATTTGTATTTGTTGTTCTAGGTACAAATGATTGACCTGCTGGAGATGCTCCTGGGGTATTATTTGATATTATAGAATAATTTGAAAAATCATAATCAGAATATTGAATATTTTTATTAGCATCATATACATAAAATTCTATATTATTTAAGTTCTGAGTGAATGACCCAGAGAAAGATTCCATAGGAATTACAGTCTGATTTTGTAATTCAAAACCATCAGTAAATAATTCTGATGGGCTAATTTCTGCTATTGATGATGATATTGATATCATGTTCTATTTAATATATTTGTACATTAATTGGTATCACATTTTGCATTCCAACTGTTGGAACACCTAATTGTTGTTCCAGTAATGATTGATTTAAAGTAGGATTTAATCCTTCTGCTGCCCCTGCACCTGACTGTATAATAAAATTAGGCATTTGTATTGCACCAATTCCTGTTCCACCTGTTGCTGTTCCAATTCCTACTCCATTAACTCCACCAAAATTGCCTAAAGTAGCACCTGTTGGTGTAGTAGATGGAGCTGTTGTTAGATTATCAGAACTTGAATTAGATTGTTCAGCCCCTAGATCTGCTTCTTGTTGTAATAACTCTTCTAAACTACTACCTACACCACTACTAGCTTGTATAGCCTGATCTAATGTTGTTTGAACCCCTAATAATTCATTTATATCTAATTGTAATTGCAAATTTTCAGCTCTTAAATCTGTTATTTCTTCTAACAAAGCATCTATTTGTTCCTGATTTTCTATTACATTAGAATATGCTGTACTTTCAACAACTAAATATTCATGTGAATTAATAGGTCCAAATTTTGGTATTTGATAAAATAAATTTTGATATATATTAAAAAAATCATTTACGGTAGCCAAGTTTGAATCGAAAAAACTTAAATCAGGTGGTGCTTGATCTAATTGTGTAAAACTAGTATTAACAGTATTATTAAAAGCTGTTTTATTAAAAACATCTCTATTTAATATTACTTGTTCTGCATTAGCTTGAGGAGGAGTAACATTAGTAGCAGGCAGTTCAAAACCTTCTGATGGTCTTGATAATAGTGGTTTAGTAGTTGCTTTTGATATTCTCGAAACTACTGTACTTCCTTTACTTGTTTTGCTTCCGTACGCCATTATCCATTTATTACTTTAAACATTATATCTTCATCATATATTTGTGTAGTACCATCTAATTTTGTTTTAATTAAAATAGTATAATATCTTTCTGGTTCTAAACCATTCATATACACGTCAAAATAGCTTGATGTAGCATCAGCACTAATATTAGTATACTTGTCATCAAAATCTATTACAAATTCATTTGTATCAGTATCTTTAATAGCATATGATGATGAATTTTCTGGTAAATAATAATTTGTTGTATATAAAGAAGCTGTTTGGAATACTACATCTGGATATTTTGGTATAGCTGCAATTCTCATTCTAGCTACACTTCCAGAATAATAAACACCATCATTATTATAAATTGACATAAATGATTCTTGTGTACCTATTATTGTATTATTTGAAGATCCTGTTGTAAAGTAATAATCTTCCCACTTCATATTTAATAGTGGAGGATATATTGTATTTGTATCTACTGAAAAATATCTAAATGTAGCTGTTGTATTTAGATTATTTATAAATTCTTTAGAACTTGATTGTTTAACTAAAAATCCGTCATTAGGAAATCCTTTAGCTGCGTCTACTAAAGAAGCTGTGTACCATGTTTTTACATAATTAGTTACATCTACTTTTAGATCAATTGTGTTACCATATGAAAATACTTGTTCTTTAACAATATCTAAACCTAAAGCTGATCCTGTATACCAATTCCCTCCTCCAGCATTATCTGATGATGAAAAAGAAGCAGTAGCATAATCTCCATAAGTTCCTGTTGTTTGCCATGTTGTAGCTCCATCTGCGGCTGATCCAGAATAATTTCTAAATGTCCAACTACAACCATTAGTTGTAACGGGGTTATTTGCAAATTTTCCTGTTCCCATATTCCAACTACCGGATACAGCATATACTTTTAATGTTTGATCCATTTGTACCCCTGTAACAACAGCTGCCGAATTTAATAATTCATATTGTGCTGGTACATCTTCCCAATTTGATCCTGATACTGTAGGTGGAGATAATGTAATTGAAACATCGTCTGACATTGGGTATGGGTTAAATGATTGTGAAGGGAATACTAATTTATCTCCTGATTTATATTTAAATCCTTGTGAATCTAAAGTTCTAATAAAACTTGGTACTGTTACTGTATGTATTTTATTTATATTAAAATAAAAATGTCTGTAATCTGTTGGTCCTGAAAAAGTGAATACACCTGGGTAAGCTGCATCCATTGTAGCTTCTGAAATATATAAATCTCCCATCCCACCATCATTTAAAGGACCTCTTGCTACTGGGTAATATTCTGCTGCTACATATGAAGCTGAGCCATTATTTTGTATAACTGCTGATACTAGTGTATTATTTTCAATTGTTAAATTTACTGATGAGCTTAAAGATGATGTTGTTCTATTAAGATCAAGATTTCCATCTACATGAGAGAAAATAAAGGGACCATAAGTACCATCTGCTGCTGCAAACCCTGTTGGTATTGAACCACTTACTACAGCATCGTCTACTATATCAACTCCTGGTATAAAATAACCACTATTTAATCCTACAAGAAATCTTTGTCCATAACCATCACCAAATGAAGATGATGGAACAATTGAAAATTCTAAATTATTATTTACAGCAAGTGTCTGACCTGAAATACTATTTGATGATGTTGGATAAGTAGGTCCCGCTGACATATCCTGATCATATAAAAATTCACCACCTGTACCGACACCTGTATCATTAATTATTAATCTAGTAACACCTGATCCTGATATATGTTTTTCAACAAAATTATTTATTTCTGTTTGAGAAAATTCAAGTAAATATCTACTAACTTGAGGTTTAGTAGCTTGTATAGCAGTAGATGCTTCTAAAATTTCATCTAATCCCGTATTCATACTTTGAGATATAGTATAAAGCGAAGCATCTTTTGAAGGAAAAATTTTATATATTGCCATAATTAATTTTTATTATAATGGTACTACTCTACCTTTAATATCTTGATTTGGGAATTTTAATTCAAATACCATTGGATCTATTGATGGATAAATTACATTATCAATCTCAGCTCCACTTACATCATATGCAAAATCACTATATCCTAAACTTGATCCTGTTAGGTTAACTACTTCTACATTTTGAACTGTTTGTACACCTTGTACTTTATCTAGTAATATAAATAAATCTTTTATTAAAATAGGTTCATTTATTTGCCATTTATCTATAGCAAAATAACTAGTTAATGAATCTATACATTTTGTAATAGTTTCACTATTATTAAAATTAGGAGCAACTATAATATCAAAATTAACTCCTATATTAATTATATAAGCATCTTTAATATTAATAGAATCATTTATCATTCTATACTCAGATAAATATGTTTGCAAATTTCTTTTTAATAATGCAGATGCTGTTCTTAATTTTTTATTTATATTATAAGATAAAATGTATAAATCTAATACTGTTGGTAATTCACCGGCTTGATAGTCACCTATTTTTTGCGGTTCAGCATGTGCTTTAGCTATAACACCTAAATTAGCAGGCATAGATAAGGCTCTAACTAAATAATCTTGTGTTGTAACTGTTCTTAATTGATTTTGAAAATTACCTAATGAATTTTGTCTAATTTCTTCTACTGTATCTCCATCCATACCACCATCTGCTGCTAAAGTATTATTACTCGCAACTGATGAAAATATTTGGTTTGCTAAAGTAGCATTAGATAAATTAGGATTTATAAATGTAATATTAGTATCATCTACTTGTGTTAAAGATCCTGCTTCAACATTAGCTGCTGCTCCACCTCCAGTTAAATATCTTACTGATAGAGTAGTATTATAAGGAGCAATGCCATAAGTATTGGTAAATACAAAGTTAACAGGTGAAAAAGCTGTTGTTAATTTTGTTTTTTCAAATGGTAAACCTAAACCTACATTATCAGGATTAGGTATAATTTCTTCTGTTGTTGACCTAGTACTACCGGCACCAAATTGCAATTGTAATGAACCCGAGTCCATAAAACGAGTAGCAAATCTTCTTTGTACTGTTTTTAATTCTAATATATAAGGTACTTCTGTATCTAAACTATAGTTAGGATCATTCGTATTAGTATTTCTAATTGAGTTAAATACGTTTTCTTGAGCTAAATTTGGTACCTCATACCATTCATTTCCATTAGTATCAGTACAATCTAAAACACCAATTATATTAGCTGCTTTAATTGTTCTAGTATCAAATTTTATTGAATTAGTAAATGTAAAGGTTTCAGTATTTACTGTTGCAGATATAGCTTTTCTTGTTTTCTTTAATAAATAATAAGTAGGATTAACACCTGATATTTGATAAACTGATACTATAGTTGGGTCTAAAGAACTAGATGCAGAAAAATCAATAGCATCTTCTATTAAGAATTTTTGACTACTATCAGTATTTGATGTTACTTGAGTATTTTCTGGGATTATTAAAGCATAATTATAATCTGGAATATAAACACTTGCACTTAATATTGCTGGGACTTGTTGGAAAAAATCTAAATCAACAGATGCAACCGTAGTTATTTTTGGTACATAACCTAATGAATAAGCTAAAGCATATAAATTTGTTGTTTGTCTTGCTTTTTGTATAAATGTTTCTTGAATTTGATTATCTAAATAAAAAGATAATACATCACCAACATAAGCAGCCATTTCCATAAATAACATCCCAGTTGATGTTTCTGTAAAGTCATTGTAGGTATTTGGAAAATATGTTTTAGAATATTGTATAAGGGAATTTCTAAGTGTATTAAAATCCCTATCAATATATCTTATATCTCTTTCTAATTTAGCCATTATTGTATTAATATATTTAAGTTATCTGTTATTCCTAAGTTTGCAATTTCATATGTAAGAGTAAAATTAATTTCATTTCTATCAGGTTCATTATTAAATTGTAATTCTTTTACTATAACATTTGGAAAGAAAAAACTTATATCATTTTGTATTCGTGATTCTAAATCATCTATTGAAGCATCTATTATATTTTCAAATAATAAAGCTCTTAAATTAGCACCAAAATTAGGCCTAAATACTCTTTCTCCTTTATTAGTTAATAAATAGTTTAATAAATTTGCTTTTGTTTGTTCTCTTGTTGTATATGTTGGTACAAAAACGGCATCTCCATTCAAAGGAAAACCAAACCCAACCGCTCTACTGGGTTGAAGATCTATTGGATTTTTACTTTGAATTAATCTTGCCATTATTATTTTTTACTCATTAGCCCTGCTATCTGACTCATATCAACTTCTCCAGGGGGTAAAGTACCATTTGCTACATCCATACCAGCTTGTGGTCTAAATGTTTGTGCATTACTACTATTAAAAGTAGCTGCTGTGTCACCTAATATATTTTCATATGCTGCTCTTTTAGCTTCTGCAGTCATTGTAGGTGTTTGTGGTGGTTTTGGTGTATTACTTTCCATTATTGGAGGAGTATAAGTTGGTTGAGTTATAACTTTTGGAGTTTTAACAGCTTCCAATAAAATTTCCTTCAATTCTTCTTGAATAGCCTCTTTAACGGCTTCTTTTATTATTGATTTTAGTGCTGATGTCTTCATTTTATTTATAAATATTAAATTATTAAGTTTTTATTGTGCTTCTATTTCAAATTTCGCAAAGTTCCCGGATCCACCCCCAAGTGCTCCATTCCAGTTAGTCAATTCTAAGGTAAATTTAAAAATACCGGTACCAGTTTGTAAACCACCATTAAAATATCCTGGGGTTATAGGCCAATATTCAGGGTCAAGTGGGTTACCATTATAATACCCCACAGGATTATTTTTAGTAGTTATAGTTTCCATTTGATCTGCGAATTGAGATTCAAACATATAACTATATGATAAAGCTCCTTCTTTAAAAATTCTTAAAAATGCTGTTGAATCAGAAAAACCTCCATTACCCCCAAATGTAGTCATTTTTATTTTTATAGGTCTTATTACTGTAAAAGTACCTTCTAAATAAGGGGATGCAGGTGTTACTTCTGGTATAATAATATCTGGATCGCTAAATATGTATGCTGGTGGTAAAGGTGGATCTAAGCTTCCTGTTGGACTAGGTGGATCTATACTTCCTCCTGGTAAGTTTGGTGGAATAATATTTGGTGCTGGAGCTACTGGAGATGGTACAAATGGTTGGCCTCCTCCACGAACAGATCCTCCTATTGAAGCATCTCCAGATGTAACTGCTGGGAGTGCTAATAATTTTACTCCTTTTAGATAATTATCTAATTTAAATTTCATTTCTTTTACTAAAACAGCAACAGAAGTACTATATGAGTATCTAGCTTGTCCTCCGGGGTCATTATATAATATTACCTCTCCTAAAGGAGTATTAAATTTAGTTCTTACAAAAATACTACCACTATTTTCTTCTGGATTTGATGAAAAATCTCTTGTTGCTCTTATTTTTCTTGATGGGAATGGGAAATCATTGCTAGGATTATATACTAATTCTAATAAGAATCCTTTGTAGTCAAATGGAAAACTTGCTATTAAAGCTTCTTCATCTTCTAAGTTTACTGCTAATAAAGATGAATCCCCAGATTCTAATAAAGCTTGATTTAATTCCCCAGCTACATCATTATTAATATCATCAATATCTGCTTGACTAACATCAGGACATTGGTTTCCTAATTCTAATGTAGATTTAACTAAAGATAACATTGTTAATGCTGGTTGTACTGCTTGTTCTAATGAACCCACAGCAGATATAGTCTGATTTAATACACCAGATACATTTTTAATCATAGGTGAAACAAAACTAATTGTACCTTTACCTGCAACAATAATTTTATCTAATCTAACTAATGAACTAGATAATATAGTTAATACTTTTACGGGTAAAGCTACTGCTGGTGCTCCAAAAGCTGTGGGGATAGGTATAGATTTAATTACCTTTACAGCATTATCAACTGAGTTTACTATTCCTTCAACACTTTCTCCTGTTGTTTGTATTTGAGTTAAGGGAGTTTGTAAATCAACTAATGCTGATTTTAATTTGTTTGAATTTTCAATTACATTAGCAAATGATGATTGAGCATTACTTATAGCTGCAGTTGCAGGTTCTATTTTATCTGCTGGGATTGGTGGTATACTACAGACATTTTCAGGTGTTAATAATGAATTTACGTCAGGACCGTTACCATTTAATACAGCTATAGGGTCGAAAGGTAAAGCAGCAGGATCTATTCCTGCTTTTTTTAGTACAGTTAAAGATTCTTTAATCAATTTGTCTTTCATTTGACTAACTGATTTTTGAACTCTATCAGAATCCTTAATCATTTGAACTACTTGTTTTCCTATTACTTTTTCTAAACCCATTATTTACTTTTACTTACTGTAGATTTATATTTTCTTATATTACCAATCATTTTTTGAGATTGTAATAGTACTGATGTAGCATCAGGTATTAATGTTGCAACTGGTTTTTTAGGTGGAAATTCCGATATTGGAGTTTGTAATGATTTAGACATTTTTACTAATTTTTTTAATAAATCTTCAAAATCAGCTAAAAAAGTATCTCCTAATATTACAGGTTCAGTAGCATATTTATCTCCTAAATATATTTCTTTTGATTGTATAACTGTTTTTGGTGTGTCTATATTTAAACTATTTACAGAATTTAAATTAATTGTATCAAATGAACTTAATAAAATATTATCATTTTTAGCATTAAATAGTATTCTACCAGAATTGATTACTACTTGCTCACTGTCAAATTCATTAGTTGCTACAGGAGAATTAAAATAAGAATTATAACTTTTACTAGCTACATCAATAGGTAATGTCTGAGTTGATGTTAAATAAACACTTGATAAATCTGTATTAATATCTTCAACTTGGGGTTCCCAAGGATTAGTATCCTCGTCATGTTGTCCATTTTTTATAATCATTATAGGATCTCCATTTTCACCTGTATTAGACCAAGGATTTGGAATTGGGGCATCTGTTACAGTTGAACCTAATCTTATAGTATTACCCCATCTACCTTGATAAATGTAATCACCTTCATAAGGTAAAAGATTTCTTACGTCTAAACGTTCTTGAAAGGTATCACCTAAATTAATTTCAGTACTTCCATCAGTTACTCTTCTTACATTACCTGTTGAAGTTTGTTGATAATCTTGTTGTTGTGATTCTGGGATTGTGTCGTTATTATTAATTGGATTTGGAATACCATTATGGTGAGTACTACTCCATATATTAATAGATTGGAAATAATAATATGTTACATCATTTACATTTGATTGTATATTACTATTAGGCATAGACATAATATATACAATTTCATTTTTTAAGGGTATAGCAGACATATTAGGAAAAAGTGGTCTTGCAAAATTGTCTGTTTCAAATTGAGGATTTGGATTAGGATTATTTATTTTATCAAAAAATAAACAACCTAAGGAACTCCAATCTCCATATTTTTTAAAAACCTTTGCTTCTGTTTTATCATCTAATATAGGATGTATTACCCTAGCTGCAAAAATATTTGCATCTTTAGGGTTAGCTTGTGCTAGTCTATATAAGGAATTTAACCCTGATAGTATCCTTAACATTAATCTTTTTTATTAATTTGTATTTTTTCCATTTCGGCTAGTAATTCTTCTTTTTCTGCTTCTGTAATACCTAGTGCATCTTCACCTGCGCTGTTATTAACTACTCTTTGTATTATAGTAGCCATTTTAATTAAGGCGTCATCATTTTTAACACCAATTTCCATATACTCTTTAATTAAAGGCACTATAAGAGTAGCATCTCCTATTTCTTGTACTAATGGTTTTAATTCAGAAATTAAAGCTGTTACTTGTTCCGACTTTTTCTTTTGGTTAAGATAAATTTCTTCTAATATATCAGAAAATTTTTTATCCCCAAATACGATTGAATCTAGTTGGCTCATAAGTTTTATTATAAATATAACTAATTTAACCTTTTAAGCCCGGAAAATATCCATGTTCTAAATAAAACATATATTTTTCCTTAAATATTTTATGTAAAACATTTGATATTTTTGTTATTTTTGGAGTTTTAACATCAATCATCTCTCTAATATAGATGTAAAGAGCTTTTTTATTAAATACATCAATTTTGTCTCTTTTTCTAAATAATTCTAAAATCGCATCTGCTATTTGAGCATCATTCCCTTTAGGAAAAATAGTATATATCCTTTCAGTACAATAACTAACAAATTGATCTATAAAGATATATAATTTATCTTCATGTTTATAACCTTTATTAGATAACTCATCACCTTCAAATTCACCTTGTGTAACTTTTTCCATACTATCTTCCATTTTTTGGGATACAATAAATCCTGGTTCTGATGCATCTAAATTGGAATAATTTGCTAAATCTGTAATTTGTATGTTTTTAATTTTTTTACCATAGTTTTTAGTATTATATACTATTAACCATCTCTTTACTATAGTACCAAAATAAGAATATGCTTTAGCACCATTAGTAGGATCAAATTTATGAATTTTAGATAGTAAAAATGTTATTAACTCGTGTTGTAGATCTTCTAGGTTTTCAACTTCAGTATAATAAAATTTAAAAGTATGGATTATATTTTGAGTAAGCTTATAAAAAGGATAGTGGATATAGTCTTGATAAATATTACTTCTCTCTTCTGGGTCTGTGGAATTATTATATCTTACAATTGCTGCTTCTGTTTCTTTAGTAAAGTATACTCTTCCTTTTCTTTCTCTTTTATTCCTCTCAATTATGTAATCCATTTATTCTTAGATTTTTTTAATATTAAAATCATTAAGAATTTCTTGTATTTGTTTAATTGATTTAAAGAAATATCCTATTTCATCATCACCTTCAAATGAGCCCTTAATGTCTATCTTTTTTATTTTTTCATCCGAAACCTCGATTACTCTAGATATATTATCTAAATATTTAAGATATCCTAAAAGAATATCTTCTTGTTTTTCATTTTTACGTAATAGATTAATAGTCGTAAATCCTAGGACCACGACTATTATTGACAGTATTACTATTGCTGTTATCATAATTTATCAAATAAATTTTTAAGTCCTTCGCTTTTTATAGTATTTAAAGCTTTAGATTTAGTGCTTGTTTTTTTATTTGACTTCAATGTATAATTCTTTTTTGGCTCATCCACACTACTTTTAAATGTATGTAACCATTCTTTTTCAAATTCAACTCTTGCAGCCATCATATCAGCATGATGTATAATATAAATTAAAGAAGTTCTTGGTTTTGTTTCAACCATAAAACTTTTAAAATATGATTCATTAGCTGGGTCATAT